ACAGACAGTTTAGGTAATGTTCAGTGTTATGATATAACTGGAACTGGACCATCTAATTATGATTTCTTAGGTGTGACTTTGAATTGTACAACACCAATCACAGTATTGGCTGAGGATGGTTCATGTATCGCACCTCCAGAAACCCCGACACCAACACCAACAGCAGAAGTAACACCTACACCAACACCGACCGAAGAGGTGACTCCAACACCAACAATTACACCTTCACCCTCTGAAAGTCCACTACCTGTTTCAGGATTCTCTTACAATTTGATTGCTTTACCATATAACTTGCCATCCGATGGAAATGCAATTATGAATAACGAACCTAATAATTTCGGAAGTACCGAAATAAACTTATTGGGTCTTTCATCACGAGGTTTTTATTTCAACTCTATAGACACAAGTTTAACTGATAGAACATCTTATTATTCAGCTTTTACAGGACAAACTATAACAATTACATTTACTCAGAATGGTGACTCTGCAATATATTCAGGAGACACAGATTCTTTCAAATTTTGGTCAACTTCAGGAGATACAGGATTTGTGTTTGGTACAGGTATAGGGGTACCTCCGATACCAGAACCCTCAGGAAATGCAGTACTGATACAATCTGCAACAACGACATGGGTCACAGGTGACACTGTTTATGTATCGGCGGTATTGAACGTCTAATTTTTACAATAAATCTTATTATCAAACCCTCTACTTTTGTTGAGGGTTTTTTATTTTTAAAAAAAACCATTTTCAATGAGCAAAATTTTTATTCAGATTGCTAGTTATCGTGACCCACAATTAGTTTTAACCATAAAAGATATGTTAGCAAATGCAAAAAAACCAAAAAATTTGGTTATTGGTATTGCAAGACAATTTTCTGAGTCAGATAAATTTGACAATTTAGACGAATACAAAGATGATGAACGTTTTAGAATATTAGACATTCCCTATCAAGAAGCTAAGGGGGTTTGTTGGGCAAGAAATTTAGTTCAACAATTATACTCTGGTGAAAAATATACTTTACAGATAGACTCACACATGAGATTTGTCAAAGATTGGGATGAAATCCTAATCAACATGATAAAGGGTCTTCAAAAGGATGGGTATAAGAAACCTCTACTTACGGGTTATGTACCCTCCTTTGACCCTGATAACGACCCTGCAGGAAGAGCACAAGATGCTTGGAGAATGGTGTTTGATAGATTTATTCCTGAAGGTGCAGTTTTCTTTTTACCTGAAACAATTCCTGGTTGGAGGGAAATGACAAAACCTGTACCAGCAAGATTTTATTCTGCACATTTTTGTTTTACCTTAGGTTCATTCGCAAAAGAGGTTCAACACAATCCTGAATATTATTTTCACGGTGAAGAAATCTCTATTGCTGCAAGAGCTTATACTTGGGGTTATGATTTATTTCATCCACATATTCCAGTAATTTATCACGAGTATACTCGCAAGGGTAGAACTAAACAATGGGATGATGACAAAACTTGGGGAGATAGAAATAAACATTCACATCTTACAAACAGAAAACTGTTTGGTATGGATGGTGAAAACCAAGAGGGACATGATGGACTTTATGGTTTTGGACCTGTTAGAACACTAAGGGACTATGAAAAGTATTCGGGTCTCTTATTCGAAAAAAGAGCTGTAGATAAGTGGTGTTTAGATAAAAACTATCCGCCAAGTCCTGCAATAGAAACTGAAGAAGATTGGAAAAAGTCTTTCTGTACTGTTTATAAACACTGTATTGATGTTGGTTACTCCTCTGTTCCTGAAAAAGACTATGATTTTTGGGTTGTCGCATTCCATGGACCTAATGACGAAACCCTGTATAGAAAAGATGCAGATAAATCTGAGATTACAAGACTAATGAATGACCCTGACAAATATTGTAAAATTTGGAGGGAGTTTCAAACTGATGTATTACCTAAGTATTGGGTTGTATGGCCCCATTCAGAATCAAAGGGATGGTGCGATAGATTGACGGGACAATTATCTCATAACCATGTAAGCTAATGAAATTCCAAGAATTACCTAAGTTTGTAATAAATTTGGAATCTCGTCCCGATAGGTTAGAAGACATAAAATTTGAATTAGAATATGTTGGTTGGGATTTTGAATTATTCAACGCGATAAATAGAAATAGTTACATGGGATGTACTCTTTCTCATTTAGAAATTCTGAGAATATCTGAAGAGAGAGGATACCAAAGGGTTATGATTATCGAAGATGATTGTCAATTCATGCCTTATTGTAAATCTTTAATTCAGGACTTGGAATCACAAATATCGGACATCGAGTTCGGTGTAATGAATTTGGCACCAACATTGAATAGACCAGTAAACAAAAGTTCAAAATATGATTTATTGTTGGATATAACTAATCTTCCACCTAAACCAAACGATAGACTGACAGAAATATTTGCAACAAATATTTTGATTTACGATTTAAAGGTGTTAGATGCTGTCAGAACAATAAAAGATTATGCATTTCAAAGCGGTGATTATGTTCTTCCAATAGACGAACATTTGGTTAAAAACGTATACCCTAAATTCCAATCTTACACTCCAATTTTACCAATAGCACCACAGAAAAATTCATATTCTGATGTATCTCATGGGATGTATAATAATTTTTATACTCAAACATATAATTGGAATCAATACTCACCAGTAAAAATACATCACAAATTTTTGAATCAAGATACGAATAATAAATTCAAAGAAGAAAAAAAACACTTCCATTATAATGAGAATTAAATTTATAACAGCAATTTATAGTGATTTGAATGGAACAGAGTTGGGGGGTAGGCCTGCCAGAGGTACTCACTATAGGTTCAGTCTTCTATCTCTTTTAAAAATGACTAATGCAGATTTTCTGTGTTATACTTCTGAAAGAGAGATAGAATCTTTGAAAGAGTTTTTTTATAAAGAAAACAATATATCAGAAAACAAATTAAAATTTGAAATATTTGATTTGACTAATTCCAAATTCAAAGATTTAATAAATCTTAGAAAAAATGTGGAGGACATAAAGAGAGGTGATAGATGTATTGAAATTCAATACTCTAAATTTTCTTGGTGGTGGAACGAAGATAAATCATACGATTATTATTATTGGATAGACGCCGGATTATCACATTGTGGTTTGATACCATTGAAGTATTTGAATTTTCCTCATGGTATGAGAAGATTTTATGAGAGTACGTTGTTTAACAATTCTTTTTCAGAAAATTTAATAATCGACACAAGTGATAAATTTTTAATATTAGGGAAAGAGAATGAAAGGAATTATTGGTCTGGAACCGTGGACCAAAAATGGTATACCAACTATATAAGACAAATTCATATTATTGGTGGTTTGTTCGGTGGTCATAGAGATAGATGGGATAACATGGTTAGTACATTCGAAGATTATGTTGTAAAAATCTTGTCGGATGATTCTTGTAAGTTTTTACCTCATGAAGAACAAATAATGACTTTAATGTTTTATAACCACAACGATTTGTTTGTTAGGAAACATTTTGATATTTGGTGGTGTAGGGATAACGCACCACAAGGGACTAGTGAAGAACTATTTCTGAAAAATAAAAGTTTTTATAAAATCTTAGAGGAATTTAATAGAATATATGAATAACATTACTTTAGTAACGGGTATTTGGGACATCGGGAGGTCTGAATTAAATGAGGGTTGGAAACGACCCTATGAACATTATTTGGAAAAATTTGATTCTCTTTTGGATGCGTCTGAAAATATGATTATTTTCGGGGATGAGTCTTTAGAAGAATTTGTTTTTAGAAAAAGGAATAAGGAGAATACTCAATTTATTAGAAGACCAATATCTTGGTTCAGAGAAAATGAGTTTTTTGAAAAAATACAACTGATAAGAAACAATGAAGATTGGAAAAATCTTGCGGGGTGGCTTAGAGACTCAACTCAATCGAAATTAGAAAACTATAATCCTTTAGTCATGTCCAAAGTTTTTCTACTTCATGATGCCAAGATTATGGACCAATTTAATTCGGAATATATGTTTTGGATTGACGGAGGTATTACAAACACCGTGCACTCCGGATATTTCACACACGACAAGGTTTTAAATAATCTTCCTAAATACATCTCAAAGTTTTCTTTTATTTGTTTTCCATATGAGGCAAATAATGAAATTCATGGATTTGAGTATTCAAGATTAAATGAGATTGCCGGTGCTAAAGTAGACAAAGTTGCAAGAGGAGGATTCTTTGGTGGACCAAAGTATACTATACCAGAAATAAATTCAATTTATTATGGTTTATTGAAATCTACATTAGACCAAGGGTTGATGGGTACCGAAGAATCTATTTTTAGTATAATGTGTTATAAACACTCAGATTTAATAAATTATTTTGAGATAGAAGGTAACGGTCTCATAGGTAAATTTTTTGAGGGTTTGAAAAATAACAATTTAGAAGTAAAATCTGAGAGCGGATTTGTCTCACAGGAAATGTTAGATACAAATAAAGTTGGTTTATATGTTATAACATTTAACAGTCCAGAACAATTTGAAACTCTGATACAATCGATGAATTCTTATGATAAAGATTTTTTATTAAAAACTAAAAAATTTCTTTTAAATAATTCTACAGACAGGACAACAGATTTAACTTATAGTCAATTATGTGATGATTATGGTTTCGAAGAAATAAAAAAGGATAATTTAGGTATCTGCGGTGGAAGACAGTGGATTGCAGAACATTTTGACACAGAAACGGATTTAGATTATTACCTTTTCTTTGAGGACGATATGTTCTTCTATCCGAATCAAGAGGTTTGTAAAAATGGTTTCAACAGATTCACAGATAATCTTTATTCAAAATCTTTAGAAATTGTTAAAAAAGAAAATTTTGATTTTTTAAAATTAAATTTTTCAGAGTTTTTTGGTGATAATAGTACTCAATGGTCTTGGTATAATGTCCCTCAAGATGTAAGATTAAAGTTTTGGCCTGAAAAACCCCGACTCCCAAACATGGGATTAGACCCAAATGCCCCAAAAACAAAATTCACCAAAATAGATTCCCACAAAGGTATACCATATGCAACAGGTGAAATATACTATTGTAATTGGCCACAAATAGTCTCAAGGCCCGGTAATAAAAAGATGTTTTTAGAAACAACTTGGGCTCACCCATTTGAACAAACGTGGATGAGTCATATGTATCAGCAGACTGTTGCGGGCAAACTCAAACCAGGGTTACTTCTTATGACACCAACCGAACATAATAGGTTCGACCATTACGATAGGAAGTTACGTAAAGAGTCATAACAGTATATTTATTGTTATGGAATTTTTTATCAAGAAAAATGCTACTTTACCACTCTTGAAAATGCAAGTTGTAAAAGATGGTAGGGCCGGATATTTGGAGCTTATGGAGGCATTACCCATTTCAACAATCTATTTCACGATGATAAATGTTGAAACTGGTATTCCCAAAATAGTATCCGCCCCCTGTTACATAACTTCTATAACCCTTCCCTTAGGTGCAACCCCTGAGTATTATGTTTATTTCAGATTTACATCAAGAGACACAAATACCGTGGGTAGATATCAAGGTCAATTTCTCATCAAAAACGACGAGGGTAATTTAATTCTACCGATAAGAGAGGAGTTATATATCAACGTACAAGACAGTTTTATTTCTGAAACAGGTTGTTGTTGATTTTGATATTACAGATATTCTTCGTATATTTATGGCTGAATGAGTAAGGTAAATTTCACAATAGTGTGAAAGCCAATAAACCACTCGAAAAATATATGATTGACCCTCAAGAAATTGAGTCGTTCTTACATGGTAACGACCCCGAAGAATTTATTGTAGCTATTGAGTTTGATTATGTTTCAAACTCCATTTTCAAAATCAAAGAAATACCCAATAAGGGTAAAGAGATTCGTAAGGATACATTTATACCATTCGCTTGGGTTGGAGACCTCCGTGGTATAAATTTCTATAACAATTCCAAAATTGCTCAGAAAGAAGCGATGTCAAAATATGGGATTGTAATTCAAAAATTAGAAACGAAAGATAATGAACGTCTTGAGAATGGTTTGACTTTCATGGTCAAGTCCCTTAAAGGTTATCGTGAACTAATTCAGTTCTTCCGTGACGGTGGTTGTGACCCGTGGGGTGAAAAAACCAAGGACAAAATTATGGTTTTACCTCCTGTTGAACAATATCTGATATCCAAAGAAAAAAGATTGTTCAAAGGTTTTGATGATTATAATCAAGTGACGCGACTTGTATTTGACTTGGAGACAAACGCTTTGGACCCAAAAGACGGTCGTATATTCATGATTGGAATCAAAACAAATAAGGGTTACCACAGGGTAATTGAATGTCTTGATGAAAAGGATGAGAAAGATGCAATCTTAGAATTCTTCAAAGTAATTGATGAAATTAAACCAAGTATTATCGGTGGTTATAATTCGGCGAACTTCGATTGGCACTGGATATTTGAAAGAAGTCAAAAACTAGGAATAGATTTAAGAAAGTCTATCAAATCCTTACATCCCCAACATTCTTATACAAGAAAGGAATCTATCCTAAAGTTAGCAAACGAGGTAGAAGATTATCTACAAACTTCAATTTGGGGTTATAATGTCATTGATATCATTCATGCGGTGCGTAGAGCACAAGCAATCAACTCGAACATTAAAGCTGCTGGTTTGAAATATATTACCAAGTTTATCGGTAAAGAAGCAACTGACCGTGTCTATATTGAACACACTGATATTGGTAAAATGTATGCGGCCAAAGAAGAGTATTGGTTGAACATTCAGAATGGAAATTACAAAAAGGTCGGATTGGATGAGAAAATCGATACGGCTTGTAAAAAAAGACCTGATGTGTATATTGTAACAACAGGAGATAATTTGGTTGAGAGATATTTGGATGATGACTTGGAAGAAACCTTAGCCGTAGACCAAGAGTTCAATCAAGCCTCATTCTTACTAGCTTCAATGATTCCCACCACATATGAGAGGGTTTCTACTATGGGAACGGCAACCCTTTGGAAAATGCTAATGCTTGCGTGGTCTTATAAACACGGTTTGGCAATCCCTGAGAAACAATCAAAGACAGACTTCGTAGGAGGTCTTTCTCGACTATTAAAAGTCGGGTACAGTAAGAATGTCCTAAAGCTAGACTTCTCCTCTCTATACCCCTCTATTCAGCTCGTACACGATGTTTTCCCCGACTGTGATGTTACAGGTGCGATGAAAGGAATGTTAAAGTATTTTCGTGATACTCGTATCCGTTACAAACAACTTGCCGAAGAGTTTGAGAAAACTGACCCTCAAAAATCAGCATCTTATTCTAACAAACAATTACCCATCAAAATCTTCATCAACTCAATGTTCGGTGCTTTGTCCGCCCCTCAGGTTTTTGCTTGGGGTGATATGTACATGGGTGAACAGATTACTTGTACGGGTCGTCAGTATCTGAGACAGATGATTAAATTCTTTATGTCTCGAGGTTATACTCCCTTGGTTATGGATACTGACGGTGTAAACTTCTCAAGTCCTGATGATGTCGACAAACACAAATATATTGGTCGTGGTTTAAATTGGAAGGTCAAAGTTGGTAAAGAATATACAGGACCTGATGCGGATGTTGCTGAATATAACGATATTTTCATGAGGGGTGAAATGGCTTTGGATACTGACGGAGTTTGGCCTTCGTGTATCAATTTGGCAAGAAAAAACTACGCAGTTATGGATGCAAGAGGTAAAATCAAATTGACAGGTAATTCAATCAAGTCAAAAAAACTTCCCTTGTATATCGAAACCTTTTTGGACAAAGGAATTAAACTCCTATTAGAAGGTAGAGGTAAAGATTTTATCGAGTACTACTATGAGTATCTAAAAATAATTTTTGACCAAAAAATTCCTTTATCCCAAATTGCTCAGAGAGCCAAAGTAAAATTGACCTTGGACGAGTATAAAAAAAGGTTGACACAAAAAACCAAGGCCGGTAATAGTATGTCTCGTATGGCACACATGGAATTGGCAATACAGGAGGGTTTGAATGTAAACCTTGGTGATGTTATAATGTATGTCAATAACGGTAAAAAGGCGTCTCAAGGTGACGTACAAAAAATGACCGCTAAACAAATCAAAGATTTAAATGAATATAACAAAGTCCAAAACCCAAATTCGAAACCAGTACAAGATGGAGTAATTGTGAATTGTTATATGTTGAAGGCAGATATTTTGGAAAACAACCCCAATCTGACAGGTGAGTATAATGTTCCGAGGGCAATCGTTACTTTCAATAAAAGAATTGAACCTTTGTTAGTGGTATTCCAACAAGAGGTTCGTGACAATTTGTTAGTGACCGACCCTGAACAAAGAGGTATATTTACAACCGCTCAATGTGAATTGATAAACGGGATGCCATTTGAAGAGGGCGACCAAGACAAACTTAAAGAGGATGTTTTGGATATTACTGAACAGGAATTAAACTATTGGGGTAGAAGAGGTCTTAGTTCAGAATATATTTACGAATTAGCGGAAGAAGATTGGAAAATTAAATTAGGAGTTCTTGAGTCCGTCTGATGAAAGAATATACCAAGTATCTCTTATAAATTTAAATTCAACACAGGCGAACTTATCTAAATCAACCTCATCGTATTCTTCATCAATCCTATTGATATCAGGTTTCACTTTGAGATTTGTCATCGATTTAACAACAACGTGGTCTGAGGTCATAGAGTCCAAAGTCAAAGTTGCGTTTGGTACACCTCTCACAACAATCACCGCTTCTCCGTTTACTTTGTAGTCTTTTTCAGTAACGACAGCGCTGTCTGAGGTCTCTATTGCAAACCCATTTATTATTCTTTTTGATGGTATATTTTTAACTATTGCCATTAGATTACGTATATTTGACGAGGCATTGCTCTGAATTTCATTTGTTTATTTAAATTTTCAGCAATTTGAGCTTCCCTTTCCATTACCTTTTCGGGTCTCAATCTCGTAAGCCATCCCTCTGCACCAATCAATTCTTCTAATAGCTTTGTTTTCTCATCTTTAGCTTCTGTTTGAAGTATTTGATAGTCCATCGTCAATTCTGAATCAGGAGTTTTCAGGTTTCCGCTATACTTACCTCTAACTCTCGATAAAGTTTCTTTTGCATATGCTGTAAACCATCTTCTAACCCATTGTTGGCCAGGTACATTCAGTTCTTCCCAACTCAATTCAGAAATAGGAACATCTGTTGGTAATTTTATAATATCGGGATTAGCTTTCAAACAATTAGCTCTGTCATCAGGACCAACGTCATAATACCAATACCATACGGCTTTACCTTCATACAAGCTGTAGTTATTCCAATTAAAACGACCTCCAGGGGTATTATAAAGGAATATATTTTTCTTTCCATCAGGTAAACCTGTGATTCTGTATGTTAGGGAACCTCCCAAAATTCTATTCAGGATGTTGGCTTCTTGCATTCTAATGAGATAATCAAACCCACTCATCATAAAGTAAGAACCTTGATATCCCATCTGTGCGTATCCTGCTTCATTTGCGCCCAAACCAATTCCACCGAAACCAAATCCACCTATACCACCTAATCCGAATGCTGTCCACGGTTGATTGGAAAACCATAAAAGTTCATTCACTTCTCTACCGGCAGGGATTTCATAGTTTTGTTTGTTTCTCTCTAAAACAAAATAATCTTTCTTCAGGACCCAAGGTCCCATAGTTTGTAGACCAACTATCTTTGAGTATGAATATGCGAATTGTTGTTCAAAATCCATCGTTCTTGTCACCAAAGCCCTTGCCACTGATTTCTCATTCATGTTCAGATTTACAAGGTTTACCCATTGACTATCAATCAACCATTGAAGAACATACTCTTCATAATCTCCAATAGATAATTCCATTAAAGAATCTAACATTTCATCCGTCAATTCAACACTTCTTAAAGGTGCCCCTAATTGATGTTTGATTCTTGTATATATTCTACTTCTTTCTGGTTCAGGAATTACTGACATAGACAAGTTTTATTATATAAATATCATACTAAGGTATAAATCAAACTACTCACGGGGAATATGTAAACGTTACTGCCAAAGGTTGTGGCATTATTTTCTAAAATTACGGTTTCAAACTTATTTGTGAAAATCATCCAATCTTGTTCGTATGGTAAAATTTTACCAGTTGTTTCTACGTAAACTAAATCATCTTCTATTTTGTAACTTGTAAGAGGTTTAATTTGGAAAGTGTTTATTTTTTCATTTTTTATAATTTGACCATCTAATCCTTGGTTGTCACTTTCAGCGCCAAACCCACTTTTGATATCAACGTTTTCTTTTCCGAATTCTTTTTCTAATCTTGTTTTTGTTTGATTTTCTACCTTGTCCCCTTTGGTTTTACTATTACCTAAATTGGACATAATTTTCTGAAAAAAGGGGGAGTCTTCAACAAAAATTTTGTTTGAATATTTTTTCAAAATAGAGGTCAGTTTTTTCACCGCCATGACCTGTTCTTTGGGAGTTCTATTCTGAAAATGAATTATTTCATGATTATTATCTTTTAACAATCTGTTTACACTTTTGGTGATTAAACAAAAAGCTCTGTAGTTACCAGCCAAAAAACTAATATTGTGTCTTTCTCCATTTTTATAAAATCCTTGCATTATATTGTTTTCAGGGTCTTTGGGTTTGAATTCTAACCAGTCCACTTGTTTCAACGCGGCATAAATTCCCATACCATACAACTTACTTATTTCGTTGTCTTTCATTAGGTTCTGAAAAAATTTCTCATCTTCGGTTGTACAATCCACAATATAAGATTTACCTTCAGTCATTATTTGTTTGGAAATTTTATTTTCTAAAAGTTTTGTTTGAGTCTTCAGTTCGAACAATTTACTAACAAAATCCCAATTTACGACTTTCCAAAAATTTGAAATATATTCATCTCTTTTGTTCTTATATTTCAGATAGTAAGCATGTTCCCATAGGTCAAGACCCAACAAAGGAAATCCCCCACCCTCTATAACATTCATTAGTGGATTGTCTTGATTTGGAGTTGACATTATTTTGAGTTTGTTGTTTTTTGTTAAAACCAACCAAACCCAACCTGAACCAAATCTTTCTTTAGCGGTTTGTTCAAACTTCTTCTTGAAGTTGGAAAATGTTTTGAACTCAGAAAAAATTTTCTTTTGTAATTCTCCTTTGAGTCTGACTGGGGTCGGGGTGAGCATATTCCAAAATAATGCGTGGTTGAATGCTCCACCTGCGTTGTTTCTTATTGTTTTGTCGTATCTACTTATGTTTTTTATAATTTTTTCTAAATCCCAATCACCCATTTTCTTTTTCGAGAGTGCCTGATTTAGTTTGTCTACGTATCCCTTATAATGTTTATTATAATGAAAATCCATAGTTTCGGCATCAATAAAGGGTTTCAGTGCTGAGTAGGAGTATGGTAATTTTTCAATTCCGATTTTTTTCATTTCCTCAATCAATATTTGTCTTTGTGATTCGGAGTTGTTTTTGTTTTCTGTGTTCATCAAGTTTTTTCTATAAATAATGAGATTATCTCATTTCGTTGATTCTTTGGAGAATTTCTTCCACGTAGTCTGCGGAATTGTTGTTGTCACCCATCACTGTGGCGATGACGTGTTTTTTCTTATTTAATATGTCGTATATGATTCCCTCAATAGTATTTTCAAATATTGGGTAATAAACTAGTACATTACTTTTTTGTCCGTATCTGTAAGCTCTGTCTTCTGCTTGTGAGTGGTCTGAGGGTAAAAAGGATAAATCGTTCATAATTACAGCTTCAGCGGCAGTCAAAGTAATACCAACGCCGGCTGCTTTTATGTTACCGACAAAAACTTTTATCTTATCATTTTCTTGGAATTGGTCTACTGAAAATTGTCTTTCCGCTTTGGACATGGAACCATCTAGTTTGACCGCCGTCTTCCCGAAATGTTCCAAAATTTTGTTTAGGGAATTTGTAAAATTACAGAAAATTATAACTTTCTTATCTTGTTCGATTATATTTTCTGCAAGTTCTATTGTTTGGGTTATTTTTTCATCTGCAATAATTTGTCTTACCTTAGTGAGTTTTGTAAATTGAACGGTCAAAGATTTAGACTCTTCAGGATTTTTCTCATACCAATTATAGTATTCACCCATCACCTCTTCATATTCTTTTGACTTCAGTCTTAAATAAATTGGTGTGATAATTTTATCAGGTAAATCAAGTACGTCTTCTTTTAATCTTCTAAGTGTAAGGTTCGAAGTTCTATCTCTCAGTTCTTCTAAGTTTGAGGCTCCCATAACATTCCATACTTTCCGTGGTCCAACCCTAAATTGATATCCACTACAATATCTTATAACGTAAGCCATCCAATTTTTGGCAACGGGTGAGTCAACCAAACTCAATAGATTATAATAATCAATTGGTCTTGATGTCATGGGGGTACCTGTCAATAACCAAATCCTATCTACCTTTTTTACTATATCATTTATAAGCTTTGTTCTTTGTGCTTGAGCATTCTTGATATAGTGTGCCTCATCAACAATAACCAAATCAAAATTGGCGCTAATAATTTGCGATTCATCTTTTCTTTTAGTGTCATGGAAGTTCTTTATTATATCGTAGTTTATTATTACAAAATCGTTATTAGGGTCAAAGTTTTTACCTTCAGCTATATAGATAGATTTATCTGAATAATTTTCGATTTCACGCTTCCAGTTTATCTTCAAGGTTGCGGGACAAATTATCAAAACCTTTTTAGCCCCACATTCCAAAGCCGCTATTATAGTTGAGGTGGTCTTTCCTAACCCCATATCATCCGCTAGAATGTATTTCTTATTTTCTACTAATTTTTGAATTGCTTCTCTTTGGTGAGATAGTGGTGGTCGATTAGAATACTTATCAAAATCTAAAACAACGTCTTTCACTGTGTTGTCTTTAATCATAGCCGCTTTTGGAATCCAAAACTCGTTGAGTTGGTCTGTTTCAAAAAACCTACCCCAAATGTGATATGCCTTTTCCTTTTCAGCTAATAGTTTTTCTACCCAAATTTTTTCGGGAATTTGGTGTAGTAATTTATCGTCTGCAAATTTTTGAGCAAAGTAAGCATCGAGTACAACCCATTTTTTTGCGACTTTGGGTTGTTTATCAAAATTGTTTATTATATATTCAGCCTGACTTCTTGTTGGGTAAAACTTTTTATTCACCTCGGATTTTCTTTTAAGTTCCAAGATGTAGTTATTAGCCCCGCTATAGGTTTCTAATAATGAAATTGCTTTTGATTCTAAAGTATTCGACAAATTAAATTTTGTTAAAATTGGACACCATTTCCATAATCAATGAAAAGTTCTTCACCAACTTGGATTTTTCTCAGAGATTTGAAAACAAAAACGTTTCTTTCAGTGTCTGATTCCCAACTTACGTTCGGCATTTCACTATGGTTGTAATACGACCCGTATCCTGTAACCAAAACATGATTCACCCAATTTTCTGATTTAGGCCAACAAAAAGCGTAATTTTGGAAAAAGGGTAATTTTTCTTGTCTTCGGTGTGGGAAGAGTAAAAATGGGCAAGTGTCAATAATTTCATTATATTGTATCTCTTCGGAACAAAAAACACCCAACCCATGAGTTGTACTGTCTTTGAGATATATTTTTTTTGGTGGTCTTATTTCCATGGTTTATGAAAAATTTTTGCTTGTAATATAATAAAACTTAAACTATTTATCAATATATGCAAAAATTAGTTCCGATAACAAGATTAGGTAAGTTCTTTGGTGGGGAAGATTATTCTTTGGATATTGATATGGGTGAGGAGTGGTTGATTGGTGATATGAACTTCACTGTTGTATTATACAGAATTGATAGATACAAAACTAAAACTGATGATGTATATGGTGAGGTACTTGAGGACGGCATTCAATTTATGGCACCTGTTGAACTTAAAGGTTTGGTTCAAATATTGGCACCAACCAACAAATTGCTTGGTAACTCTAGGGTAAAACAACAGGAACCTGGTAACATGAAATTTTCTGTTTATCAAAAAACTTTGGATGATGTACAAGTCGAAGTGAACATGGGAGATTATTTAGGGTATTATGAAACGGAAGACAGAGTCAGATATTACACTGTAATAAATGACGGAAGAGTAAAATCAGACAATAAACACACATACGCTGGTTACAAGCCTTTCTATAGAACAATAGAGGCAACTTGGGTAAGTGAAAACGAATTTAGAGGAATATAATGAAATTGATAATTACAGAGTCACAATTTGACTCATTATTTATGGGACAAAGAGTTATGGTCTACTATAACTTGAACAGGGAGACATTTTCAATTTCATATTTGGGAAAGGTTATAATGCATGCTGACTACGTTAGATTGAAAGACGTTGAGTTCAGAGTTAGACCAGGTGGAAAAGAAAGAGTTAGAGATGAGAAAAGAAAAAATGTACATGCTTTTGTCATAGGTACACTTTTGGATTTTTGTGAATTTCCTTGTGATAGAATTGAGGAACCTTATAGTGATTTGATTGTGACCTATAATCCATATGTGAATGATACATTCGTACTCAAAGGTACAGACAAGCCAGTTTATTTTGCAGAAGAAGTTGAAATGGTGAATATGAAAAATAAAATTTACATAACTCAGTAAGATGCCATTACCTAAACAAGTTAAACCAACTTTACCGTTAGTTCCAAAAAAAACTTTGTATTCTAGAAGAGAAGAACTTTTGGAATATATAAACAAAGATGGAACTTATTTACCAAAGTCAGTTTTACATGCGGACTTAGACAGAGGTATGTTGGACTTTGTTAAAAACGAATTGAAAGTAGTGACCGCTGGTAAGACAATCCCTGTTTTAGATATTATACTCACTACACAAAACTGGTCTCAATATGTTGAAACTTGGAAGTTTGTAGATTTAGATAATAATCCTGAACCTCCTTTCGTTACCGTTGTAAGAACCCCCGAAGTGAAGTACGGTACCAATCCGGCTCTTAGATGGAATATACCGAATAGAAAACAATTTTATTATGCGTCAGTTCCCACTTGGGATGGAAACATGCAGGGTATGGATATATACACAATCCCACAACCCGTTCCTGTAGATGTTACTTATTCTGTGAAAATAATTTGTAACAGGATGAGAGAGTTGAATCAACTGAACAAAAATGTTTTACAAACTTTTGCATCAAGACAGGCATATACTTTCATTAAAGGTCAGTATGTTCCTATAATAATGCAGAATATTTCGGATGAGTCTCAACTCAATATTGATTCTAGAAAATTTTATATTCAATCATATGAGTTCATTATGTTAGGATATTTGATAGACGAAGAAGAATTCCAAGTCAAACCCGCCATACAAAGAATGGCTCAGGTTTTTGAAATTGATGGTAGTAATCTTGGTAGGAGAAGAGAAGTTTGGCCAAAGTCACCACAATCATTCCCATCTGAACTTTTGTTTGTTGTGGGTAATACAACTTTGACCGATAAAATTTATTTCACCGCGGACATGAAAATTATAAATCTCACGAACGTTGACTCTTACGATGTTTATATAAATGGTGATTTTTATGGAACGAACGTTCCTTTGATTCAGGTAACCAACCAAGATATACTGGAAGTAATTGTTGTAAAACTTGATAATACTAAAGATGCTGTTATAGGTTTGGAAAACAGTCTATTTTAATTCTCTCCGTATATATCTTTCTTTTCTTTACACTTTTCTATTATCAAGTTTTCCAAAAACTTATAAATTTTTATTCCCCTTTTTTCACAATAGGTTTTTAGTAAATCGTGGACAGCAGGGTCTATTTTGATATTCTTTATTTCTCGTTTCTTTTTCATGGTAGAAAAAAGGTAGAATTTATTCTGCCTACTATCAAATAGATATTATAAATCAAAGTTTTTTCATAATTATTAGAATATTTATCAGTAAAATAAATCTGCAATAGAATAATTTAATAATGGCAACAGCACAAGTAAATCAAAAAGTATATGTGTCACCTGGTGTCTACACTTCTGAGACCGACTTATCGTTCGTAGCTCAGAGTGTGGGGGTAACAACATTAGGTCTCGTAGGAGAGACAATAAAAGGTCCAGCATTTGAACCCATCTTCATTACAAATTACGACGAGTTCCAAGCCTATTTCGGTGGCACTGAACCGGTAAAATTTGTAAACACTCAGATACCAAAGTATGAAGCTGCTTATATAGCCAAATCTTACTTACAACAATCAAATCAACTTTTTGTTACAAGGGTATTGGGATTATCAGGTTATGACGCGGGTCCTTCTTGGTCAATCACAACTATTGCAAACGTAGACCCTACAACCGTTGACTCAACCGGTACGACTTCGTTTACAAATACATTTACAGCAACAACGGCTACCGTGACTGTTTGGGGTAACACCTTCCCTACAGAAGTATCAAATGATTTTACAACTCAATATATCTTATCTAATGGAAACACTTCCACTTACCAAGCGAGTTTAGACAACTATATACAACAAGTCTTAGGTGATAACACTTTGAGTGCAACATCATCTTATTTTTATGGTTCTGTACCTGATGCAGATTATAATAGTATCACATCAACTTACAGTAGTACTAACAATGCGTTCGGAGTAAATAATTTAAATTTAGCGTTCAATGACCTAAGTTCATCGGACAATGATACATGGTTCTATGCAACATTTGACCCAGGAGCTAATAATTCTTATGATGGTTATTCTTGGGATTTCTACATAAATGATATACAGGATATTGGTTCAGGTACCTTTACAGGTTCTGTTTCAGGAAACATATATAATTTCTCGGGTACTGCTTATCCTGATTATAATAACATGGTTGTTGCAACCTTGAGGTCGAGAGGTATTTCTTTATATACAAATAATTCAGGTCCAAATCATGGTCCAATATACGAAGTTACAGGTTCGACAGACTTAGATATGATTTGTACAAATCAATATTCAGGTGTCACACAAGACCCATTTGCAACTTTCTTACTTAGTGGTGTAACAAGAGATGGTAATACATTTTCATTTGAGAATTCATTACTTACTACCTCATCACAATTTATCACAAAAGTTTTAGGAGTGAGTAACTTTGATAAACCAAGATTTGAGACTCCTATTTTTGTTGAAGAGTTGTATGCAGGTTCTTTAGAATATGCTTACAACCAAAGTTATATCCGTGGCTTAAATTGTAATATGGTTGCTTTGGACTCGGCTAGAAGTTTGGCTTCAGATTCTATTGCTTGGAAATTACAAAGATATCAATCACCAAAATCACCTTTCTTAGTTTCAGAACTTAGAGGTAATAAGGTTTATAACTTATTTAGATTTATTTCGATTTCAGATGGTGATGCGGCTAACACAGAGGTGAAGATTTCAATTGCAAATCTTTCTTTTGACAACATGACTTTTGATGTTTTGGTAAGACAGTTTTTTGATACAGATGCTAATCCTATCGTAATTGAAAAATTCCAAAACTGCGTTTTAGACCCAGCAAGTAATAATTTTATCGCTAAAAAAATTGGTTCTCAGGATGGGGAATACGCATTGATTTCAAGATATATTATGGTTGAAATGGCTGAGAATGCTCCAGTAGACGCACTTCCTTGTGGATTCAATGGTTATTCTCAAAGAATCTATGGAAGTACAGCGGTTCAAGCACCAATGATTTTCTATAAGACAAAATACAATTTCCCTCAAGAGGTAGTTCTTGACCCACCTTTTGGTTCTGCTGCAGGTGGTGCAAATACGGTTACTTCTCCTGGTGACGTTGTTCGTAGAACTTATCTCGGTATGTCATCCTCTTACTTATTTACTATTGAGGATGCGTTCTTGCAATACTTAGGTCAAAAGAATCCTGTTGTTGGTTTTTGTACCGCAACTGAATCGGCACCTTGGAACGGTTTAACTAAAGGTTTCCACTTGGACTCAGGTGCTACGGTGGTGACTATTGGTAATGAGTTCACAACAAGTGGTCAAACAGCATTCGAATGTGGTGTTGCTGATTTCACTTCTAATCCAAGTAGTCAGGATAATCCATATTATTTTATTTACTCTAGAAAGTTCACACTTTGTATGGCGGGTGGTTTTGACGGTTGGGACATCTATGAAGAAAGAAGGACTAATGAAGATAGATTCGCTTTAGGTGGTACTGGTTACTTGGCAGGAGCTTGTACTTCGGCAAGATATCCAACAGCAACTGGTTTCGGTACTTTCAAAAATATCACCGTTGATGCTGACAGTCAGTCATTTGCAAATACAGACTATTACGCATATCTTCTTGGTATTCTTACTTTTGCAAATCCAGAATCTACAAATATAAATGTTTTTGCAACTGCAAGTATCGATTACGTTTATAACCAAACTCTTGTAGAAGCAGCAATAGATATGATTCAGTTCCAAAGAGCTGACTCAATTTACATTGTCACTACCCCTGACTATAACATGTTACTACCAGATTCAACAGACCAAAATCAAATCATTTACCCACAAACAGCGGTAGACAATCTTGATAATACAGGTATTGATTCTAACTACACCGCAACTTATTATCCATGGATTTTAGTAAGAGATACTGTGAATAATACACAAATCTATATCCCACCAACAGGTGAAGTATGTAGAAACTTAGCTCTTACAGATAACATTTCTTTCCCATGGTTTGCATCGGCTGGTTACACAAGAGGTTTAGTAAACTCAATCAAGGCGAGAGTAAAACTTACTCAACAAGATAGAGATACACTTTATCAAGGTAGAATCAACCCAATTGCGACATTCGCTGACGTAGGAACTGTAATTTGGGGTAATAAAACCCTCCAAGTTGCTGACACAGCTTTGAACAGATTGAATGTAAGAAGATTGTTGTTACAAGCTCGTAAGTTGATTTCAGCTGTAGCAGTGAGATTGTTATTTGAACAAAACGACCAAATCGTAAGACAACAATTCTTGGATAGTGTAAACCCTATACTTGACTCAATCAGAAGAGATAGAGGTTTATATGACTTCCGTGTTACTGTTTCTTCTTCACCTGAAGACTTGGACAGAAACACTCTCACAGGTAAAATTTACCTTAAACCAACGAAGGCTTTGGAGTTCATAGATATTGAGTTCTTTATCACACCAACAGGTGCTTCGTTTGAAAATATATAATAAAAACGGGGGGTCCAAAACCCCCCACTTTTTTATTACCTAATGAAAAAAATATTACGAGAGGGAATAAAACCCGAGGGGACACCAGATTTAAAGTATTACGCATTCGATTGGGATGACAACATTGTCCATATGCCAACAGAAATCTATTTGTTAGATGATGATGGTAATGAGGTTGGAATGAGTACTGAAGATTTTGCTGAATATAGAAGTAAAATAGGTAAAGGACCTTTAAAATACAAAGGGAGTACAATCGTTGATTTTGCTCCAAACGCCTTCAAGGATTTTAGAGTGGATGGTGACAAACAATTTTTGATTGATGCTATGAAAGCTAAACCTGGTCCAGCATGGAAGGATTTTGTAGAAGCGGTAAACAATGGTTCGATTTTTGCGATAATAACTGCTCGAGGACACAACCCGAGAACTCTTAAACAAGCAGTTTACAATTATATAGTTTCCGATTTCAAAGGAATAGACAAAAACCAAGTAATTAAAAACTTAAAAAAATATAGAACCTTCGCAGGAGAACAGGATATGACTGATGAAGAACTTATAAAAACATATTTGGAGTTAAATAAGTACCACCCCGTTTCTTTTGGTGATGATATAGGTGCCACAAACCCCGAACACGGAAAGGTAATTGCGATGCAAGAATTTGTAGACTATATAAAAGGGATGGCTGCTTTACTAAATAAAAGAAGTTTTCTTAAAATGGATATTGTAAATAAGTTTATTCCAGCAGTACCTACAATTGGCTTTTCAGATGACGATTTAAAGAATATAGAAGTAATGAAGAAAGCTTTTAAAGATAAACCAGAACTAGTAAAGACTTATTCAACAGCTGGAGGAATCAAAAAAGAAGTAAAATAAAGATGAGTTTTTTAAAATAAAAGTAAATAGAAAAAATTTTCACTAATACTATATTTATAACATATAAACACAGAAATTAAAATTTTTATAATATGGCTGATTTACTGATGAAGATGCCCTTACCCTACGAACCGAAACGGCAGAATCGATTCATTTTAAGGTTTCCTTCTAGCATGGGTATCAATGAATGGTTTGTTGAATCTGCTTCAAGACCCTCAATTAAAATAAATTCAACCGAAATTCAATTCTTGAATACTTCAACATTTGTTGCAGGTAGATTTAATTGGGATGAAATTCAGGTAAAATTCAGAGACCCGATTGGTCCGTCTGCGGCTCAAGCATTGATGGAGTGGGTTCGTTTACACGCTGAATCAGTAACAGGTCGTATGGGTTATGCTGCGGGTTACAAAAAAGATGTTGACCTCGAGATGTTGGACCCAACAGGAGTAGTCGTAGAAAAATGGATTTTATACGGAACCTTCCTGACAAGTGCTAACTTTGGTTCATTAGCGTATAGCAATGATGCTTTAGCTGATATCACATGTGGATTGCGTCCAGACCGTTGTGTGTTGGTTTACTAATAGTATTTAAATTAAAAATAAAACTTGTATATTTAACCGTGGAGACATAAACTTCACGGTTAAATTTTTTTTATGCAAGACCAAAGTAGAGACTATGGACAACAAAATTTTTCATTACCTCACGATGTTGTAATACTTCCATCAGGAGGTAAGTTTTATAAAAACAAAAAAAAATCAGTTAAAGTTGGGTATTTGACAGCGTCGGATGAAAACATTTTGATGAGTAATACAAGCGATATTACTGGAACTTTATTGAGAAATAAAATTTACGAACCTGATATTAAAATAGATGATTTATTGGAAGGGGATGTTGAAGCAATTCTTATTTTTTTGAGGAACACATCATTTGGACCTAACATAATGATGAATTTAATTGACCCACAAACAAAAAAACAATTCGAAGCTAATATTTCGTTGGAAGAGTTGAATATAAAAAAACCACTTCACGAACCAAATGAAGACGGTAGTTTTACTACAACTCTACCTGTTTCCAAAGCACAGGCGAAACTAAAATTGATGAATTATGGAGAACAAACAAATCTCCAAAATATTTTCGATAGTTACCCCCCAACAAGACCAGCACCTAAAATCACTCTTACTTTACAAAACCAAATTTTGGAGATAAATGGAAATTCTGATAAAGCTGAAATAGCTAAATTCGTAGAGTCAATGCCAATCGCGGACTCAAAATATATTAGGAAGTTCTTACAAGATGCTGAACCAAGATTGGATTTAACCAAACAAATTATAGCCCCATCAGGAGAAAGACTAACAGTAAACGTTGGTTTTGGGGTTGAATTTTTTCGCCCTTTCTTCTGAGTATAGAAAAGGACAATTAGACGAATTATATTACTTATCTACGTTGCTTCATATAAGTTATTCTGATTTTATGATTATGCCCATTTTCGTAAGAAAATATCTTTTAGATAAATGGATTGAGACTCATCAAAAGGAGTAAAATCACAATTACTCTATTTATAATAAAACTAAAATATGTTTTTCCAGCAAAGTGGGGCGGAGAAAGCGCCGATAACCTCAGAAGATTTACAAATTGCTAATAGATATTCTGAGGTTCTTAAAAAAATTAGAACCGATGTAGAGGCACTAAGAACTCCAGGAGGTTTTGCATCCACAATAACTACAGAACTCACAAACGTAGCTGAAGTTGCCGAGGCTCTGAATACGAGCTTTGTTGCTTCAAGAATGAGAATACAAGAAATGGCTAGGTCTGTTTCTGAAGCGACTCCAGGTATCGTAAAATTAGGAGGAAGTATTGAAGCAGTTGGAGGAGCAATACAAGGAATAGCTGCGGGAACTCGAAGAAATTTAGTTGCACAAAAAGAGCAAGTTGAGGAACTATATGCAACAAGTAAAATTTTGGGTACAGTAACATCGAAAATTGTCGATGAATTTACCGAGGCAGGGTATTCTTATGAAAATATTGCCAAAAAACTAGAAGAATCTATTGTTTATGTTCAAAGAATAGGACTCAACGCTAAAGTTGTCGTCTCAGATGTATTGAATAACACAGATAAATTGGCAAGATTTAATTTCAGTGAGGGAGTTTTAGGGTTTACTAAAATGGCTGCACAAGCATCGAGATTGAGGTTTGATATGAAAGAAGTTTTCACTTTAGCCGACAAAGTTCTCAACCCTGAAGATGCAGTAAGAATGGCATCAGCTTTTCAAAGATTAGGTGTTTCAGTAGGAAATTTGACAGACCCGTTCCAACTGATGAACCAATCTATAAATGACCCATCAGGATTACAGGATAGTATAATCAATATGGCTAAGTCTTTCACCTATTTTGATGAAAAGACTAAAAGTTTCAGAGTCAGTCCACAAGGAATTCTAACAATGAATGCTTTGGCAGCAGAAACCGACTTGAGTGCTGAGAACTTGAAAAGAACTGCATTGGCTGCTGCGGAGATGGATGATAAATTGAAAAGGATTTCTACCACAGGATTATCTTTCAATGTTAGTGAAGAAGACAAAAAAATGATTGCTAACGTTGCAAGTATGGGAAAAGAAGGTGAATATGAGGTTTCTATAAAAGACGAAAGGGGTAATGAGTATCAAAGAAAATTAGTTGATTTACAAGAACAAGATTTCAAAAGAATTATAGAACAACAAGAAAAGGCACCAAAGACTGTACAACAGATACAAGAAAGCCAATTAAACACCGCTGAAAAAACATATGCGGAAATTAAATTCATTAAAGAATTAGTCAAAACTTCAATTTATACACAACCAGGTTTCTTGAGAAATATGGAAGATGCTTTGAACATGACAAGAAAATCTGCTGAGGGTTTTGCTAAAGCAGTGAGAAAATCAGGTTATTTTAGAGATGCGGAAGAAATTAGAGAAAAACTCAAAGAGGCTCAAAAGTTACCCGATGCGGACCGAAAAAAGCAAGAGGACCTATTATTTAAGGAGTTAATGAATTTAACTCAAAGACTTCCAGATGCTTTCAAGAATTATGAGATTGAAAGACAAAGACAACAAGGAGATATGGGTGATATGATGAAATCAATTCTCACAAGTACGGGTTTTGACATGTTTGGTGAACCTACGGGAAGAAGACCATTGAGAAGAGCAAGTGGAGGATTGGTGACAGGTCCCGGTACATCAACAAGCGATTCCATAGATGCCAAACTTTCGAATGGTGAATTTGTTGTAAACGCAGCCTCAACTAAATCTTTCTTACCGATATTAAATGCTATAAATGAATCTGGGTTGAAGTCAACTTCAACAGGAATGAGCATGAAAGTTTCTTTTGATGAAAAAACTCCGATACCTGCAGAACTTACAGTAAAACTTCCGCCAGATTTTAGTAGTATGCCATCGTATCCTGCTTTTACTGAATACATTCTACAATCTCCTGAAACTGTTAAACAAGCACTTTTGGAAGTTACTGAGGGTGCCCTATTGAGAGCTGGTAAAATTGCAAAGAAGGGGCAATATTCGGTAACAACATAATTGTGATTTAGTTTTAAAAAAAATAATGTTTACCTATTTATTGATTAAATAGAAGTATCAAGTGCCAAGTCCATTAGATTATAATAATTCGGAACGATTCAGGTCGAGATTGATGACAAGAAATCTTGCCCCTTATCCCAAGTCCCCAAATCGTCCGAATCCACCAATAACTTATGAATATCAACAATCACAATTAGCGGTTACCGATAGTCCTGACGTACTAATTGATTCTCCAATTTTAGCTAACAGACTTTATCCATTAAATCAGTTTGGTGCGGAAGGTGGATATAGAATTGTGGGGGATGTTGGAGGATTGAATAATACTCGTTCAAACCAAGGTGAATACGGACCAGGTCAACAAGACGCTCATATAATAGACCAAGCTCAGCCTGCATCACTTCAGTGGAAACCTAAAAACGCATATTCCAATGGTTCTCAAACAGTTCTAGATAGTGGTGAATACATAACTGAACCTGATTATATAAGAAGTGGTTCAAGAAACCTTTATAATAACCAACCTTATCCAACAACTTTTGTACCATCATCTTATAACCCCGTTCAAATCCTTTTAACAAGGGACCCACAGGGAAGTAATGGTTTACTGACACAAGATTCCTATATCGCTAGATTGGGAGCATTTACTCTTAGAAGGTCTTTCGAAGAAAGGATTGCAACTGAAATAAGACAACAAACTTTAGGAAGAATAAATTTATTCAACATAGATAGTGGTACAGATATATTCAATCTACTAACCACACGAGTACCCCTGATTGAACCAAATTGGGTAATCACACAACCTTCAGGACCTATTTTAGCAGCAACAGACTTCGCGTTGAGATTAGCCGGAAGTATTTTGCCAACATCACCGATTCCTGGTTCTTATTTTGACCCATCTATAAATTCAGGATTCCCCACAACCATACAACAATTACAAGCGGCCTTTACTAGGTCTAATACAAGTGTAGGTAATTTCTTTGGACAATTGTTAGGGCCACCTAAATCAGGTTCTCAAATATTTTTGAACAATACAGGGGGAGGACAAAAATCGAGATTATTCGGGAGTATAAATTATAACAAGTACAAACCTGGATATGAAAGGAATATTTTCGACAGAGTAGGGGGAGCTTTATTTGGTACTACAGTAAATAATTCTAATTACTACATTGGTTCACCAACTTCAGAACCGTCAAGAGTTTTTTCACCGACAGGAGATTTACCCAACAACGAATTTGGACAAGAAGTTCAAGCTCCTGTCTATGGTCCTCAAGAATTGGCCCAACTTTATGAAGGACCTAGTAGAGAAATCAAACTTGGGGCCAACGGTCCTGCATATATAAATGGTGGTGGTATCGAGGGTGGATTTACTTGGGTCTCACCAAAGTATAGGGGGAATGCCGGTAAAAAAGTAGGAATTGGGGGAGAAGTTACACAATTAGATGAAGACTTTAAACCATCATCATACAATTCAACTGAGTCCGTAAATTTAGAATTCAGACAGGGTTCAATACTTGATGATACCCAAAGGATTATAAATAGTCAACCACAGGGTGGAAGAAGATTACAACATGTTGGTAATGCTATGGACCAAGTAAGTAAAGTTTTCAACGATGGATATAAAGAACTTACTAAAGGTTCAAGAGTTTTAAGATATGTCGGTTCTTTAGGTAATGAGGTTGGAACCGAGTATTGTAGAGTTTTTGCTAAAGATATACCATATCTTCAGTATAATGACCTTCAAAAACAAGACGGTGTTGTAAATGAAGGTAGAAGATTTTCTTATTCTGTATTCGACAAAACATATAATTTGAATATTGCACCTAACAAACAAGAAGGAGGTCAGGCTTCATCAAACTTGATAGGAACAAATAATACTGCTTTTGCTAAGAAATATATGTTCTCATTGGAAAATTTAGCATGGAGAACATCAAATACTCCTGGTATAAATGTGAATGAGTTACCAATTTGTGAGAGAGGTCCAAATGGTGGAAGAGTGATGTGGTTCCCACCTTATGGGTTGACATTTAATGAGACTGTAAATGCGAATTGGAAGACACAAGATTTTCTTGGTAGACCTGAACCAATTTACACTTATACAAATACAAGTAGAGGTGGTTCATTACAATGGAAAATTGTTGTTGACCATCCATCAGTTCTGAATGTTATTGTGAATAAGGTTTTGAATAACGAAAGTAATAAAGAAAGAATTAATGGAATTTTGGAATCATTCTTTGCTGGTTGTAAAAAATACGATTTATATGAACTGGCTAAAAGATATTACACAATTCCTCCAAATGAATTACAAGATATTCAACAAGCTATTGCGTCAAAAAATCTGAGTAAAGAACAAGTAAGTGTTGCTAAAAATACTTTAGCTACGGGGGCAAGAGATACTCAAAGTAGTTCACAACCAATCACACAACCTTCACAGAACACACCACAAGACACACTGAAACAATTCCAAAACTTTGCATTGTATTTTCCCAATGACATTCCAGCACCTCCATCAGTATCACCTGTGGTTGGAAGTTATTCACAATATTATACAGATTATATCAACCAAAGTACAACCACTTACGCGGGGCAAGGAGTTTTTATAAACAATGTTGTAACTCAGAATTACAATCACATCCAAGTAAATTTCTTCAATGAACTCAAAACAGTGATGAAGAATAACCCTTCATCTAAAGTTGTAATAGAATTATTGGGAAGTGCGTCAGCCGCGGCAAAACAAACATACAATTTAGAACTTTCACAGA